AAACGCATACGATAGTTATCACGAATATGTGACTTCTCTTTCTTATCCATCATACTATCAATCAAGCTTTGCACCTGAAATGGAATGTTATGTGATTCGTCATTCATCTACTTTTTCCTCATAAAACTTTGCAAGACCTTCCTTCGCTTGCTTTCTTTTCTCTTTCTTTGCAGATTCCTTCTTTTCAAATCTACTCATGAAGTCATTGATATTATCATACATTGTAGTGGGAAGCAAGTGTTTATCGTCATGATCTACTAAAACACCTATATCACTCTGACACAATACGTTCTGGAAGTTCTTGTAGATGATATACCTGTTCTTTTCCTCACTGCTTATTCTACGCAAGAAAGCATAATAGATTACCTGTGTAAAGTAGGCAAATGGATTCTGTCCAATCTCAGGATTGTAATCCTTAAAGTATTGAATGCAGTTGAGATATCCATCGGAAATCATTTCATCACGGTAAGAGTAGTTCATGAAGCATGGTTTTGTAGAGAGCTTTTCTGCGATCTTGAAAATACACTCACCAATATATTCAGGAATACGAGGGTCTTCTTGACCAGCATCTCTTGCTGCTTGTAATCTTGTTCTATATGCTACGATTTCCTGAAAGAACTTTTTATTGTCTACATAATGAACTTTATTTTTGATTTTCATGAAAAACCTCTTGACAATGGGTTGACATAGTGGTATAAAGGGTATGCCCGCTATGATATGACTTACTTTAGATTGATTTAGATATTGGTTAGTTCCTCTAGTAACTTAATCTGTTTATCTAATAACTCTTTTCTATTAGGCCACTTGATCATGTCTTTATCAGGGTTCTTATTGAGATTGATGAGAAGAGGCATAAACATCTTATTCAACTGTCTAATCCTTTTCTTTAGATCATCAACTTCATTGAGATTAGACATTTCCTCTTCAGTTACGAATGTGAAACCAAAGTCATTTGTATCATCAATGTTAGTGATCTTGTCTTTAGACATTAGTGAAGTTTCCCTCTATCTTTACGAATTGTTTCAAGCATCTCTGTGATCATATCTCTTGCAGTATCGTCATCAATAGATTTATCATCCAGTTCTGCTTCAATGAAAGAACTCTCTCTTTCTTCTTTCTTAGTCTGAGTCATATCATCATAGAATGAGATTGAATCCCAATAGTATTCAATGATATCATCAGTAGCATCTGCCACCATCAATACATCTTCTGGGTATATTGTGAAAGTTTGTTTGTCACAGATGCGATTGAAAACCCATTGCATGATTGATATAGTCATTGATCCTGTTTTTCCAGTAAGATATAAAATCTTCATTGGACTCATCAACACATAGTGGTGATCATCATCACTTATAAACTCAGTGACTTGAGTTATCAGGTCTTCTCCTGTAGTGAGCCTAACAAACTTAACTATATCAGATTCCATAATCTATCCCTTTAATTCAATCTTGTATATTTTAAAAGTAAACTTCTCTTCAGAGTAAATCTTGATTCTCTCAGCAAAATGCTTTAGGGTGAAATTGTCACGCTTTTTGTGCCTGAGATCGTCTGCAATATCATAGAGTGTTGCAGAGTCCTTAGTCTCTGATTTTCTGAGGCCACGACCGATGCTCTGTAAGTTTCGTACTCTTGACTTAGATGGACTTGCAAAGATGATGTTGTGGAGATTACGTATGTTGATGCCTGTGCTGAATGTGCCATAAGAAGCAATAATAATAGCGTCATGTTCTTTCTCCACAATATGACGAATCTCTTCACGAACTTCGCCTTCTGTTTTACCATAAACAAAGAAGCATTTTCTATCGCCGACTTCTTTATTTATCATGTCATATAGTATCTTGCCGTGTTTGTCAACATATTGATAAAGGATAAGAGTGTTTCCTTTCAGTGACAAAGAAAGATTGGCAATGAACTTGTTTCTTGCCTCATTTAGAATGATGTATTCAATCTCTTGCTGATATGTTGATTTCTTTAGTGCTTGACACATAGCATCAGGGTGCTTCAGAATCAGACACTTGATATTGAAATCTGCAATATGTCCTTGATCCATCAAGTCTTTAGTTGTTATGATCTTACGAACAGCGCCGAACAATCCTTCAAGTACTAGCTTATGTGTCTTTGTTCCATCTAAAGTGCCTGTTGTTCCTATACGATATTTTGCATTTGAAATCTTACACATCAACTCCGAAATCTCTTTTGACTTATAGAGGTGGGCTTCGTCGCCTACTACAAAGTCAAACTGTTTGAAGTATTCTTTAGGAAGTTTGTAAAGCGATTGCCAGGTTGAGATGATGATCGGTTTATCCGTCTGTTTATCTTGTCCACCAAAGATCCTATGTACCAACTCATCGCTGCTAAAGCCATAGCTAGAAAAATCAGAAGCAAGTTGAGTGACGAGAGAAATAGTTGGCACAATAATAAGAGTACGTTTGACATTACAGTTAGCATATAGATACCTCATAATAAGATAGATGATAAGTGATTTACCAGAAGCAGTGGGAGAAAGAAGCAGAGCGCGTCTTGATCTGACAGCGTGGATAAAAGCTTCTATCTGGTAGTCTCTAGGTTCTACAGGCAAATTAAGTTTCTGAATGAACTCTTGAGCTTCTTTGATAGAGAACTCTTCATCATATACTTCGTTATCATATTCCCATTCATAATCGCGATCTTCACAGAACTTGACGATGTATGGTACTAGACCTCTGTATATTTGATAAGTACGAAGATCAAATAGTCTTACTTTACCATCCCAAAGTTTTGAACGATATTGTGGTGTAAATTGATATCCTGGTACAAGAAAAGTGAAGTGTTCACGCAACTCATATGAAACACCTTCATCACATGTTACCTTCACATATACTTCATTAATATTTGTTATAACAATCTTATTTGGTGCCAATATATCTTTCCCATTCACAGAACGTCTTTAATTGGAACGTTCTACTATGTAGTTCTTTTAGGACAGACGTACAAAAATCAACAATCTCTTGATGAATAACTTTCTTCATGAGGATTAGTGTGAGATCATTGTCTGAATCAATCAACATTGGAATATCTTGTCTCAATGTCTTTTTTGTCCAGGGTTCATAACCATAATGATTGAGGTCTTCTGGATTGTTTAGATCACCAGAATAGTATTGCCACTTGACATTTTTAATTTTGTTGTAATCTATGGTAAGTTTCTTGACGATCAGATTATGGTGAGTGTATATCTTAAGATACTTAGCATGAAGAATAGGAATGCGAGCAATTGATCTGCTGGGTTCAGTCTCATCAAAAGCAGCATCATTTGTCCATTCTTCAGCAAGAACATCAATGTTTACTGGTGGTTTCATTCAATACAGCTCCATAACAAAAAATGTAATACATTATAAACGGAATATAATATATTGTCAAGTACTAAAGTCGTTCAATAACAAATCTATCGTATCTAAATGTTATATCGGCCGTAGGTATAGTTTCTGCATTTTCTGATGTAGAGAACTGTACAGCTCCAAGAGATACTGGATGACAGTGAAAAAACTTTATTCTCAAGTTTGGATTATTGGCATTTGTATTGATCGTTAACAAACCATCATAGTATATGTCGCTCTTAACACCTGATCTTTTTTTGTACTGTTTAAAGTTTTCTGGAAAAGTTAAAGATGTTATCCAGTTATATGTTTCTTCCCATACTCTCAAGTCTTCGTCAACGATTGAGTTGATTGAAAACTGATCATATATCAGTTTATCACCATGTCTAAAAGTAGCTGAGAAAGGATTTTCAACTTGAACAGGAGTTGTAGATACTCCTGGTAAATTAACAGTTTGACAAAAGTATCTGGCAAATGGCAATTCAGGAATTATAAAAGTGTACTTCGTTGGCTGAAGTATGCTTGTATTTTCTGGAATCTGTGTTAGTGTACTAGCAACTGACATTTGAGTGCCTTATAATGTTATACACTATTTATAATAACAAAAAGGGGAGCATAAAGCTCCCCTTCCTGTATACCTATTAGTATTATTATTAGGTAAGGTTACGAACGCGGAAGATGCGGTAGTAGATGTTAGCCTGTGAAGCGTTACCGCGATCACCAACAACACCGTCACCAGCAGATGTAGCGAATGGGTTAGCAACCATGCCGTAACGTGTCTTGAAGCCGATCTTTGGCTGGAATGTATCCTGACCAATAGCACGAACCATCTGAAGAGGAACGTATGGGCAATAGAACAAGCCAGCGTCATAAGGAGAAGTACCCTTATAGCCTACTGTGCAGAGTTCGTCGCCGTTTGAAGAACCACCGAAGTAAGGATCAATATAAACCTTGATACGACCGTGTAGAAGACCAGCGAAGGTATTACCAGTGTCGTCAACGTTTAGATTTACCTGAAGAGCAGGTGTATAATCAAGAACGCCTGCCATTGCAAGGGCAGAAGCTACGTCTGAAGATACGATGATGATGTTACCCTTACCGCGACGAGTTGCACGGGCGATAGCATTAGCTTCACGCTCAATCTGGAATACAAGACCCTTGAACTTTTCAACTGACCAACGGCCGTTTGAGTCGGTATCAAGATCGAATGTACCAGCAGATGTTACGCCATATGCAGCACCAGCTGTTGCTGTGCGGTAAATCTGACGAACAACTTCACGGTTGATTTCAGCAAGAATTTCTGTTGACAGAATATTTGAAAGTTCTGTCTCAGCGTCTAGACCGTGAACGGCCTTAAGATCCTGAGCAAGTTCCATTGTGTACTCTGCCTTGAGAGCGCGTGACTTGGCTGTTACTGTAACCTTGTCGATGCTGAAAGCCATTTCAGCAAAACCATTGTTAGATGTGCCATCACCAAGAGCTTCAGCAAGAGCTGTTGATAGACCTGTGCCAACACCGTATGCAGTGTTAGAAGAGATATCAAATACAGGGTTTGTGTTAGCATAACCTGTTGTTACGTTACCAACTATACCACCAGCGTTTGTACCAGAGAAAGCAGTATTGGCTTCGTTGAAGAGAGCCTCTGTGCCGTTCTGTGTCTTGTAGTTTGAACGCATTGCGAAGATAAGTCCTGTTGGACCTGTCATTGGCTGAACGCCGCAGATATCATAAGCAATAAGGTTAGGAAGCGCACGACGAACGAGAGAGATAAGAATTGGATCGTATCCGTCTACGTATGAACCAGCAGGACCAAAACCTGAGTTTGTTGGAGCTGCTTCGTTAAGCATACGGCCTTCTTCAGCCATTGCTTTTTCCTGGTTCTCAAGAATGATAGCTGTAACTGCACGACGATATGGGTCGCTAATCTTATTAAGTCCTTCGTGGTCAAGGACTGGTGACCACTTGTTTTCTAACTGCTCTGTAAGATACATTTAAGTTCTCCTTTTAAATCTTACGTTTTTTAATTCGTATTAGTATTTATAATTCCATTAATTTGGAAGTTTTTTGCCGAGAGTTCTGACATAAGCTGCCATTGGACCCTTGAGTTCTTCAGAAATCATACCCTTGCCATCATTTTCAACTTCGTTATTATCAAGAACATTATCTGACTTGAAAGATGAGTTGAAATAACTTTCTCTTAGGATATTAATCTTCTGTGAATATTCAGTTGGGCTAGTATATTCTACGCCTTCTGAAAGAGCTTTAAGTTTCTCAGCCTGTGTTGTTGTTAGACCGTCACAAGCATCTACAAGAATTTCATACTGCTTTGACTCATTGATCATCTTATTCAAAACAACATTACGTTCAATTTCTTCATTGAGCTTTTCTTCAAGCTCTGAAACCTTTGTTGACATCTCTTCTACTACAGAAACCTTATCTTCAGGAATGTCAATGTAATGCTCTGCAAACAACTGACGAAGGCCTGTGATAAATTCTTCTGTAAGTTCTGTACGAAGACCAGCTTCAATAGCAACTTCATTTTCAGTTACCCATTGCTCAACAACATAGTTAAGATAATCATCTACATTTGATGAAAGGTCTTCCTTAATCTGTGTTACTTCTTCTTCAAGAGTTTCAGCATATGCTTCTTCAAGACGAGCGATTTCTTCTTCAACCTTCTGCTTTACAGCAGCTTCGAAGATTGTAACAGCTTTTTCTTTGAACTCTTCAGAAAGGTCTTCACCTGCAAAGAGAGCCTCAACATGCTCTGACATATCTACCTGATACTCTTCTTCTGTTTCTTCAGAAACAAGTTCGAAGTTTTCGTCAATAGCCTGAGCGATTTCTTCTTCTGAAAGTCCTGCTGCAATCTGCTCTTCAATGAAAGCTTCAAGCTCTTCAGTCATTTCATATTTTTCTTCGATTGAATCGCCTTCAACTTCTGAATCTTCTTCCATTACTTCAGCCTGCTTCTTTGGCTTTTCTGCGGCTGTAGTTGAACCCTTTACAGTTGTGTCCTTCTTGAGAGAACCTGATGCCTTTGCACCAAAGTTTTCGCCTTCACCAACCTTAACTGGCGCAGAACCTAGATCCTGAGCGCCTGTTGCAGGTGCTGTAGAACCTGGTGTAGAGAAACGACCTTCAGCGCCCTTTGAATTTGGACGAAGTGTAGATGCATTTGGTGTTGACTTCTTAGCATCGCGATCTGGATGACCAGCACCCATAGGATCAACAGAAGGATATGCACCTTCAGTGATAATCTGCTTTGCAACGTCTGTTAGTGACTTACCCATATTAGAATACTCCTTTTTTCTATATTATTTATAATAATTAAAGTTTAGAGAGGAAGTTGTGCCATACTTTAAGAGCAACATCCTCAATTTCATTACTTGAAGCTTCTTTAATTAGCTTTTTAGCTTTTTCATGATGCACAGGCATCCAGCCTTTTGCAGTAAGAATCCATTCAGAATCTTCCATAATGCCTCTTACGAAAGCTTCTGGTGCTGAAGGATCAGCGACGATATCTGCTGCTGTAGCAAGATGAAAATCGTCCTGAACGAGTTGAAACCCGTTGTGTGGTTTAAGAGACCCTACACCTCTTGTTGACACACCAAGACTGGCTCCTCCATCTAATAGACTTTTCACAATTTTTCCGTTAGGAGTATCCAGTATTTTTGCTTTGCCCATGATGTTATTTCCATCTGGGTATAGCTTTGTGATCATATGTGATACACGATCCAAATTGATAGTTGGTGAATCTGGATGACCAAGTTCACCAAAAGCTCTATTCTTATTCACATAGTCTTGATTATATCTACTCACTTCTTTGTTAAGAATGTGTAATGGATATACGCGGCCGTTTCTATTTTTCTTTTCAGCTTGCATGAATATACCTTCAATAGCATATTCTTTCTCGCCTGTCTTTTCGTTTCTTTCTACTAGATACTGAACATCTAGTACTTCTTCGGCTATAAGTTTCATTTATCCGCCCAATCTTTGTCTTTTCATAAGCGACATCTTGCGCTTACGAAGCATTTGTGTTCTCTTCATTTGTGTTTTGCGAGCGCCTCTTTTTGCACCAAGTTTACGACGACGACGCTCAGCCGCAGACATTCTCTTTAGTTGTCCACCTCTAAGAGTCATGCCAGGAACATTTGATACTTTTTGACGACGTTGAACTTTACCACCGCGAACACGAAGCTTTACGATTCCAATACGTGTTGCTTCATCAAGAGTTTCTTCTAATTCTTCTTCTAATCTTTTTGGTTCAATCTTTAACTTCTGCATTGGTTTGCCTGAAATACTACGCATAACAGGCTTCTTCATATTTGCTTTAGCAGAAGGAGATAATAGTTTTAATTTATCTTTAGCAACTTTAAGAAGACCTTCATCAACATCTTCTTCTTCGATCACATCTTTCTTAAGACGATCTATACGTTCATCGTGACTATTCTGTTCACTCATCTTTGCAGCATACATCTTTTTCATTTCACACATTTTTTTTTCTAGAATGATCTTAAATGTTTCTTCTAGAGAAGAACTTGCTTCTTCATATTCTTTATTGATGATGTGTTCGACTAAGTTTGTCATGAGAATGCCGCAGGTCCTCTGTTGAATGCAACAGGATCGGCTGTTTGACCAGCATCATAGTCTCTTGAATCTTTTCTAAGATCAATAAACAATGTTAATGCGTCTGCACTAGATGGAGTTACTACATTGATAAGGATATTACCGTTTGATGTTGTATCTGAATTTGGTATTACAGCTCCATCACCCATCGAATCAAAATAGTAATCAAAATTACCATTTGTTACAGTTATAATGTCTGCTGTATTAGTTCTACCATTCCAAAGTAATTTGATATATCCATTTGCTTTAGAATTACCAAATATACGCTTGATGGTTGTTCTGTATGTTGACTTTATATGAGTGTTGCTCTGCATAATAAATCCATTTGCATTAAGAGCAAGTCTCAACTGTGATGCGTCAACTAAAACAGTATTTGATGTTGCCGTATCTAAAGTTGCAACATACTTAATTAAAGCTCTCTTATTGTTATCAATAAGTCTTTGTTCTGTGATTACATTTGCCATTTTACTGCCTTACTGCAAAACTTACGATTTTTTTAAATGAGTCAATCTTTCCTTCGTCAAGCATCTTTTTCATTTTTCTTTTGTTTGTGACGTTTAACGATTCATAAAGATTGTCAATTTTTTTAGCTAATGATGTATTTATAATTACACTGTTGTTCTCTATATTTAGATCACATGAATCGAGTTTACCTTCAGCAACAAGTTTAATCGACTCTGATACTGGTTGTTCTAGTGACTTTCTATATTTGTTATCTGCTCTCTTTTCATATCCAGTAGTACTACCACCTTTAGGAGCAGAAACATTTACTTTCATAGAGAAATCTTTTGGTTCAAGAGCTTTACTATATGGTTGTTCTTTTGACTGCTGAGACTGTTGCTCAGGTGCATTTACATTTATATCAGGCAAATCAGGTTTTTTATTTTGTCTTGATTTAGGTTTAGGTTTGTTTCTGCCTAAATTTTTTGCTGTTCCTGCTATCTTAGATGCATCTGACGATGTGTCGGCAGTCTTTTTTGCTTTTGCTATTTTGCTTGCTGCTCTTGCACCTTTAATGGCACCATAACCTAAACCTCCAGTAACTGCACCAGCAACGCCAGCAGCTACATCAATACCAGCCTCAACAGCCGCTTTACCATAATTACCTTTTTTATATTCTTTGTATGCTGAATAACCAGGAACAAGAACTTCTGCTGCCGTATCTGCAACACCACTCGCTGAAACTTCATTCATCTGTTTCTTTTCAGTTAACTTTAATATGAACGATTCTTTAACGGTAGGTGGTGTAGCAGGTGTATTTTGTTTTTTACGTGCAAATAGTTTACCTACAGCTAATCCAGCTTTAGTTGCAAGATACTCTGTGGTATTAATGTCACCTTTTGCCCATCCTTTTGTCAAGTTACTAGTTTGACCTGGTTTTTTTGGTGCATCATAGCTTTTTAAAAACGTCTTACGTTTCTCTACAGCATCGTTTCCAACTTTTTCAACTGATTTTCTAGTGTCTTTATCTTTGATCTTCTTAAGGAATTTATTTCCTCTTAAATTTCTCTGTTGTATTGCAACACTTTTCTTTATATCATCTTTACTATCATCATCTTCTATATCAGCATTTTTTTCTTTATATGCTGCATATTTTCTCATCTTATATTCGGTGCTTATCTCATTAATATATGTCTCTTCATTTAAACCAGGAACACCTGGACCAAATGGAATAGATACATAACGATCTAGTGATTGAGAGTAATATAGACCTACCTTTTGACGACCTGGGAATATACGAATAGCTTTGCGTTTCAATATGATTACTGTTGGTAAATCTTTCTCTACAAGATCAGCTTCATATCTTGAATCATACTTCGAAAGATAATCAGTCTTAGCTTCATCTAGTCTATCTTTGTGTCCAACATTTTGTTTTACTTTAGAGTATACTTGTGATGAACCAAGTACTTCTCCCATAAGAGAATCCAATAACTCAATGAGTATCTTTCTCTCAGCAGGTGTCATCTTACTAGAGTCTTTTTCTAAAGCTCTTTTTAAAATTGGTAACTTTTTAGCATCAAACAAACCAGCACGAACAAGAGAAACAAGTTTTCTTGCCTCTGTGTCTTCTTTCTCTGTAATGAGATCGTAATTTTCTCTGATCTGATTGATGTTTTTCATTATGTATTACTTCTCTGTCTCTGTAAGGTTAGACTGACCAAAATAAGTTTCAGCAATTTGAATCTTACGATCTTCTAGCTTTTCAATTGCCTTCTCTGTCAAAGCTGCTTGAAGATTCTCTTTCATGAGATCAAGCTTCTTATCAATGATGTTGTTAAGTGCTTCTTTGATATACATTTTATGCTCCTTTATATCTATTTATTCTTTACTATTTCTGCGTTAAAAAATAACACTTGATGATTCATGTTGCCTGTATATCCATTACTACCGACAATTTTATTTGGACCACCAGTTATCTTTACAGTTGCACCTCTTGGTAGCAGAAACTCTGCTTCTCCTGGTGTAGAAGAATAATCATCTACATACATTCCTTTAGATCCTTTCTTAACAAGAACCTGTAGAACAACTGTTTGCTTTCTTCTAGAAGGCGCAGATGATTCAGAACCGAAGTTCAACGCAATATTAGGATCAATCGTTGTTGATCTATATCCTTTAAATCTATATGTTTGACCTGGACCAAAATCGTCAATGTTATAACCATCACCAAGAGTGATGTAAGTTATAAAATCTTGAGGTGTAGAACCTTTATTAAGTGCAGAATCTAACGCTTGTATAGTTCCTGGTAATTCATCACCATCATATTCAGCTTCGATTTGTTCTGCTGGTATACCTGTAGGTAAAGAATATAACTTGTCATTGATGTCCAGATAATCTTCGCCTGTATAGCTTTCAACAGCAGCAAGTTCACTTTCATCATAGTTTTCAGGAACATAATGATTAGCTAAATTGTTATGGTTGTTCTCAACATCTGGCTTTAAGTTTTTGTTATAGTCACCAAAATCATCACCACTTGTTTGTTTGAAAGTGTTTGTCTTTACAGCTTTATTGAAAGGAACAAGTCTATCATTCTGAACAATGTGAGTTACTTGTTGTGTTTTTGGATCTTCGTATCTTCCAAAACCAACGTACACCAGTCCAAGTTTAGCTGCTTGCTTTGATGAAGCAGATTGTGGTTCTACTAATGCACCTGCTAAGTCTTCAACTATAAACTCATTAAACTTCTTCATGATATACGTTCCAGTTCATTAGGCTGTATTTCAAACTTTGATGGAAGAGGTGCTTGCTCTTGCATAGGTTGTTGCTGTTGAGACTGTTTCTGTTGAGGTTGTTGTTGCTGCATAGTTGCTTGTTGAGCGGCCGCTGGTGGTGGTAATACATTGTTACCACCTACTCCTTGAACTGCGCCTGGCATTCCTTGAATAGGTTGACCTGTTGCAGGATCAATAGGATTACCCATAGCGTCTGTAGTAGGAGCTGCATCTTGTCCTTCTGCTTCAATCTGCTTGTCAATCTCTTCAATATCTTCATCTGTCTGTTTCAGAATGTTCTTACGAACCCATTCTTTTGAATAGTATCGACCAACATATGGATCAACATACTGCAAGAGAAGAACTCGGTTAGTCATTAGTTCTGATTCTTTAAGTTCCGTAAAGTTATTGTCTTTACGGTAATCATACCAAATTTCTTCTTTGAACTGTTTCCATTCTTCTTCAGTACAAACTCTCTTTAGTACAAGCTGAACACGAAGAAGATCATCAAATAGTGTAGAGAATTTATTGCGAAGTCTTTGAATAAACTTTGTGAACTTAAGTTCTTCTCTTGTAATTTCTGTAGATTTACCAAGAGAAAATCCTTGTGTAGATTCAAGTCTACCTAAAGGTACTCCTAAAGACTTATACAACTTCTTTTCGAAATACTTAACGTCTTCTAGTTCACCTAGATTTGCACCACCAGGAAGAGTAGTTATTTCAGTTCCCTTTGATCCTTCACGACGAGGAAGCCAGAAGTCTTCAAGCATAGAAAGGTGCTTGCGGTCATCCTTAATTTCACCAGTGCTAGAATCATATACAAGTTTGTTGCGGTACTTGACCATGATATCACGTAGATATTGCTCTGCTTTGATTGTTGGCATATTACCAACGTCAACGTAAAACACTCTACGCTCAGGTGCGCGAGATAGTCTATAGATAACTGTAGCATCTTCAACCATACGAACCTGATTTAGAGGCTTAATGGCTTTATGAAGATATGATAGTACCATTGTTCTTTTGCCATCCATCAGACCAGAGTTTACGTTTACTACTGAGTCTATGGCAATTTTAGCACCAAGATTAGAATGAGCACCGATTACACCACGTTCATTATAAAGATAATACTCATTCTGACGCTTGATGATTTCCATTCCAGTTTTTGGATCTTTAGTCTTTTGGATTTCACGAATTTTACGAATACGACGAGGATCAATATACCTAAGTTCTTGAATGCCTAAAGTAGGGCGACTCTCATCTATTACGATATGATAGAAAAGTCTTCCATCAACATACCAACGACGGAAGATATCATGACCCATATTACCAAAGTTCAACATTTTTAATATGTTGTCAAACTCGTCTCTTATCTTACTCTTGATTTGTTCTGGTTGTTTTAGATCATCTGTATTAAGTTCAACTGCTTGGCCGTTATCGTCATTAACGATAGCCTCATTGACAATTTCGTCAATCGCAGTCTCAAGTTCTGGCTGCATTGACATTTCACGATAACGAGTAATAAGTTCAATTTCATTACGAACAGTACCATCCAAATCAACATACGTACCATAGTACGAACCAGATTGAATCGTGACGGCACCGTCCTCGTTCTGAGGTGGTGTAAACGATTTGTTCTGTTCATCTTCTTGTTGATTTTTACGACGGCCTATTTCAAAGCCAAAAAGTTGCATTCAAATAACCTCAAAGATTTTGAAGGGAGGAGAGATTTTCTCCTCCCTATTAGTATATATTAAGTCGTTGTAGGTGAGTTGTCGCCATCGATAGTAGAAGCACCTTCCTTTGCAGAAACGTCTTCCCACCACTGATATGCAAACGTTACAGCAAATTCTTCGATTGTATCGTTTGCGCCCCAATCAAGTTCAATTGGAGATAGATCGATTGGAAATACACCAATAAATCTATAGACTCTCAAACCACCAGTAGTCTCATCTGTCTTGCCATACTGTGTAACATAAGCATCTGTCTGATAACCTTCAGCAGTACCAGCAGCATTTGCTCCACGCAATGCACGAGGATCACGAACGTTTGTGGTATGTGAGTTTAGACCATTCATCCATCTTTCAACGGCTTTTCTGATAGCAAAATCTTCGTCATTGATTACTGTTACAGTCCACTCAGGGAATGTTCTATTTCCAGCAAACTTGAGTTCACGACCAAAATAGTTGACAGGAACCTGGTTCACTGTAGAACCAGGTAGCTGTGCTGCGCGACACATGAAACTAGCTTTCTGTCTTGCGAAAGCTGAGTTTGATACGAATGTTGGAAAGTTCAATTCAACTTCAAACAGGTTAGGGCGTGCGCCGTCACCTGTCATCTGTGATCTGAACTCTTGGATATTAAAGGCTGCCATTTCTTATTACTCCTTTGATTCTATTTATTTTAAATATTAAAAGCGACCTACAACTTCTTCGAATGCTACACCAGTACGGACAGCAACAAAGTTTAGTTGTATAAAGTTAATTGAGCGAGCTGGCTTGATGTAAATATCACCGATAAACTCGTTTCTATCGATCACTTCAGGAGTATTATTTGTCTCGTTACATACGACGCGGAAATCAAAGATACCACGACGACCCTGTACGTCACGAAGGAATGGTTCTACAAGAGCAACAAACTGTGCGCGTGTAAACTCATCATTGAACTCAAAGAGTGAGTACTTCGCTGCTCTTGCAATTGCCTTCTCAAGAACAATAAACAAGCGACGAACATTGATGCGATCAAATGCTGATGGCTTTGCAAGCATTGTCTTATCTCCGTAGAGTACAACGCCTTCGCCTGGGAACTGTACAACTGGATTTACACCAATCTTGTACAGGTCATCTCTTTCAGCCTTTGATGGATTCCATGCGAGCTTAACTGTGTTCTTGATGCGGCCACGATTGAAACCAGCTGGTGAGAACCAAGGATCACGCTCAAAGTCTGTACGTACACATAGACCAGCAATATCACCATTGAGTGGTATCCAACGATAAAGATTGTTGTACTTGTCAAACTGATACTTCCATCCAGAATCCATCACTGCATATGAAGATGAGTTGAATGCATTTCTAAAAGTGCGAATGTTACTTACTTCACTATTATCCTGATTAACAACATTTGCTCTTGTTGGTGAGATAAACACAACGCAGTCCTTACGAACTTCAGCGATGTTATCTACGATATGTTCTGCAACAACCTGAGAGTGAGGTCCTGCCATGATAAGAGCAACGTCAATCTCGTCTGCATTTCTAAACTTGTCGTATGCTGAAACAAGAGTTGCGTCTGTTGGTACTGCATATGATCCGTTGTTGAGTGAATTTGTATACTCATTTAAGCCTTGAGCAAATGATGTATTGGCTGCTGAAAGACCCCATGTTGAAGTATTTGTAATACCATTAGAATTAAGGGCTTCATTGATAATGTAAATATACTTTGATTGGTCGTTAATAACGTTAACAAAGTAGTTTGAAGAACCATCATCTGTTCTGGCATCTACGGCCTTTGATATGTATGAAAACTTCTCAAGAACCGTATTGCTTGTTCCTGTAAACTTACCATCTTCGTCAACTACGATAATGTGCATTTCGTCGTTTGCGCCGTTTACGCCTGCAACATAAGCTGAAGTTCCTGGTGCACTATTAAACTGTGTGCTATATGTCCAAGCATTATATGCAGCAGCATTTGATGATGCCCAAAGAGAAACTCTTAGACTGTTTCCAAGTTCGCCTGGATACTTAGCCGCAAACATACCAAAAGAATTGGCTGCTGACAGGTCTAGATATGTTAGTTCATACGTATCTTTATTTGGAATAGAAATACCATTAGCACCATTTGCAGTAGCATTAAGTGCAGTTGTAGTATTACCAGCACGAACGACGCGAAGATTGTTGCCATAAGCCAAAAAGTTGGCTGCTGTAAAGAATGATTCGAAACTGTTTGCTGTTGGTTTACCAAAGATTTCTACTAGTTCAATTTCGTCTGTTACGCTAACGATCTCATTGACTGGTCCCCAAGCAAAGTTACCCGCAAAAGCACCCTCTGTAGGGCCAACTGCTGGAACAATAGTTGTCAGATCAATTTCAGATACATTAACGCCTGGTGAAAGCTGAAAAGCCATTTTTATTCTCCTTTATAAAAGTGTACACTTTTTCTCTATTATTTAGAAAAAATAAGATTTACAACTTTGCTCGCCAGTCATAGTTAAAATCATCAAAAACATATTTTTTTCTTCTGTCTTCCACCCACAAATCACCCGCAGCGTCTCTCTCATCTTGAAAAGGATCATCTAAACCATTATCTATTATACCAAAAGGTACCAAATCTTGATCCATAATGTGGAGTTGCTCTTCCTGCAACACTCTACGAATATCATTATTCATAGACTCTCTGAAAAACTTCTGAGCCATTAGCCATGCAAAGTTGACTAAAGTCATCACAAGATCATCATTACTGCCTTGTTCAGCCTTGTATGTTTTTTTATCTACTGCAAAAGTTGTAAATTCTTTAATTGTTCCTTCATCCCTAATAACCAGTTTATCAGATTCGATCATGGCCTTTAGGTTTGTACAACCAATTTGTTTAGTCTGAACAGATGTTTTTACGCCGAATGCAAGGTTCTTTTTATATCCTGCTGTCCATTGTTGTCCCTGTTTACCCTTTGATTGTATTTTGATTAGGTTTTCATATGCCATATCATAGTGTATCATATCTGCAACTTGTAGACCGATGCTATTGATTTCAACTAAAATGAAAGCTTCGTTGTATCGTTTTGCCATCGAAACCACCTGAGCAGGCAATAGGATTGGTTTGATCTGGTTGTCTTTGAATATTGCTACTTGTTTATAAGGAATGCTTGTCACATCTAGTACAGAATATGTCGATGAATCTAGTCCTAAACCTTCAGCCACATCAACTATTATAGTATATGTATGACCTGGTTTAGGCATTTCATAGAACTTGACATTGTTCTCTATCTTCATGGGTTCTTCCATCGTAGCAAATAGCTGCTGGATTTTGGATGCAGATAGCAACGTATTAGAACTACCTAAGAAGTCTGTGTTGAACTCCTGTTGGAACTGCTCTTCGCTAGTGTTGCGGATAGTCATCTCTTTCCATGCTTCGTCACGGCCTGGTACTGCTGACCAGTGGACAGAGATTGGGAAATAGTCAGACTTTCCTTGTTCAGCCTTGACCCACATCGTGTAGAAGTGGTTCATGCCCTTGGGTGTAGAAACGATGATAATCTTGGTCTTTGTACCTGCTGAGATAACAGGATAGGTAGAAGTGAAGAAGTCTTCGGCAATGTTATTAGCCACGAACGCGAACTCGTCTAGAAGGATCATATCGTATGAACCTGAACGAAGACCGTCGGCTGACGTTGCAAATGCACCAATCTTTGAACCGTTTTCCAGCTCGATATTACCTTTGTTCCACTCTACGATACCAGACTGTAGCCACGTTGGTAGATTCTCATAAGCAAGCTTCATTCTCTGAAGCAGACCATTAGCGGCAGCACCCTTGTGTGCTAGAATAGCTATGTTATAGTTTTCATTGAATAGAATTGCGTGAAGAAGAAAACCAATTGTAGTAATTGACTTGCCGCTCTGACGAGGAATCTTACATATTACGAAACGCTCTCTTACGAACGTTTTGATCATCTCTTCTTGGAAATCATATAGATTAAACGGTACGATACCCTTGCCAAGAGCAACGATCTTCATGTATGTACGAATAAAGTATATTGGATCTTTCAAACATTTTAGATACTCATCCACTTCATACTGCGACATAGCAATCTGTGTATACGCACGACGAAGTTTTGGATTACCATTATAACCAAGATTACGAGCCATTACTTTTTGAGAGCCTTATGGTCAAACACATAGATGGAATGAGGTTCTCCCTCACCTTCATGAAAGCGAACAGCCTTGTATCCCTTTTCTTTAGCGTCTTTGAGATGTGGTTCTTCATCAAGTTCAGCTAATTTCTTACGGATCACTTCGATAATCTTCTTGTGACTGCCAGTAAGAAGTCGTTCTTTCTCAATACGATTTAGAATCTCTTCAGTTTCTTTCTTATACTTTTGTCTCCATGCAGGGCTCTTAGCCGTCTTTAGATCACTAACATTATCAAGTCTGTCTGCTAGTTTGATAGCTAATGCCCAAGTTGTCATGCCTTTCATCTTATAAATAAGGTATTCTGTTTTACCCATCTTCTCGATTTTTTCTTTATCGGAAGTAAGTTCTTGTACTAATGAGGCAACAAGACCACCAAACATCTTTTCTAAATCTTCAAATGTAGTATCACTGTCTTCAATTGTATCGTGAAGGTATGCAGCACTGATTAGAGCATCAATATTATGAGATTTTTTAAATTGTTCAATATTTTTAGCTACACGAACAGGATGTGCAATGTATGGTGTCTTATCTGAACGTGTCTGACCAGAATGCGCTTTTGTAGCATATGCTAAGGCTGCTTTAGTATCTTCATCTAGTTGATTATACTGTCTAAAAGTTTTCATTGTTCTTGACTCTTTTGAGTAGTTCTGCTGTCGTACCAACAAATATGGCGCGTTCTACATTTACTGCTGTCTCGTCCAACTTCTTTTCAGTGCCACCTGCTAATTCTTTCTTACGCTTCTGTAGATCAAACAAGTCTTTTGTCGTGTCTGCGACTGTTTTCATCAGCGTAGCCATAACTTCATATGCTCTAGGGCTCTCGCTCTGTTTAGCTAGATCAGAAATCCCTTCGATTGCATTGTTGCCTTTGTCTATAAGATCACGGAAAGTTGTGCGTGCAAGCTTATAGTCATCTTTCTGATCTTCTTGATCTTCTGTAGGAACAGGTGCAACAGCTACTTCCTGCTTCTTTACAGGAGGTAAAATTTCTTGTTCATGTTCAATACCTAAAGCTTCAGCTAATTGTTTCATCACTCAGTCTCTGGCCATTCTGTAATTGTTGTTGTAAATCCATAATCATCGTCAGGATCTGCCGTATTAGGTTTAGGTACAATATTGATATTAACTAACTTTAATGGCGAAACATCAAAGCTAGACAGATTATATGATGCATTAGTTGACACCGCTGTTATCACAGTGTTGACATTAAACTGTCCTTGTGCACCACCTAGTACGAGTCTACCATTTTGTTGATTCCACTCTATTACCTGAGCAACTGCTGTAGCTGTCTGATATGTAGGACCTTGATACACATAGTCATCTATCTTATATGTGCCATTGTTACCACTGTCAGTATTGATTCTAATGATATTACCAGCTTTTAGAGATGGATCATTATAGATATTTGTATTGACTTCACGAATAATTTTAGGTGTACTGATAGGACCATAATAGTTTGCCTTCATAGAGAACGTTAGTCTCCATGTGACAAATCTTACAGCATCAAAGTTACCTTCATGTTCAACGCTTGTCGTTACAGTATTGAGTATGATAGGTATATCTTTAAGGAAACCTATTTCAGGTATTACGTTTACTGTTACAGTATAATCTGGATTAAAGTATGGCAATATCTGTTCAATTATTTGCGTTCCATCATCAATGTTTCTGGTGTATAGGTTCAACTCAAATTCCAAATCATATGGAACACCCATATACTGAGAAGATACTCTTGAAGACGTATTAGCTTTAGCTGTTCTTAATAAAGAGTTTTGCTTTCTTGTTGGATCATATGACATGCCTGTCAATTCAAAAGACATACGTGGAAGAGAAACCTGCAACTCTCTCTGCAAATCTGGATCAGATTGGAGACGAGCATAATACTTTTCTTTGTGTGCATATAGGAGAGGAATCTTCATTCTCTCAATTTCAACACCAGTGTCTTTGTTGTTTCTTATCAACGAAATGTTGTTGAACATGTTACCGAATGCGATAACATACTTTCTTGTCAGTTGATAATAAAAATGTCGATTACTGAGCATTATGGTTTTCCAAAAGGATTTATTTCGCTGAAGTCGATAAATGCGTCAGCTTCAGTCTGAATGTTTCTATTATCATATGTGTCGTAATCTGTATTGTCTCCAAGGTCATCGAATATAGATACGTTATATATAGTGTTTGAAGTTGATCCAATAACATTTGCATTAGCTTGGAATTGACCAATGATATTGATAAGTTGAATTTTTTGTGTGATAGGATCCCAGTCTTTCACATCAGCCGAGGCTGTAGAATATGCTAGGTTTGCACCCTGATATACTCTTTCCTCTATATTATAATTGCCAGAACCATTGTTTAAATCCATATCAATTGTATAGCCCAGTGTATGTTCCACATGATCCACTTCTTCGACGCCTGTATTGAGGCTTTCTTGTGAGTAACGGAAGAGTTCGCAACGC